AAGAAAGTTGAGCTTATGGAAATTGACGACCAGGAATCCCACTTACAAAGTTTAATGACTGCCTTTAGAGCTATTGAAGGTTTTGAAAAATTGTATTCTACGCCTGAAGATGCTACAAAAGGTATCCCTTTTAACCCAGATAATTTTGCGTGGTCTGGATTAAATATTAATGACGCAAAAAAGAAATGGAGTTTATAATGCCACAAACAGAAATTACAATCCAAGAACACAAAACTCAAGATTACAACGACCCTACTAAGGAAGCAAAAACAAATTTTAAAGTTACTGCAGAGGATGGCACTAGATATAGTTATCCCAAAAACAGAACGGATTGGAAATTAAGTGATATAGGGGCAACAAGATTAATTATTTGGGAAGAGAAAGAACCTGTTAATGCTCATGGAAAACCCTGGAAGCTAATACAAAACGTTATTTTACAACCTGATGATGACATACCCTATGGCAACGGTGCTAATGGTAGTGCTCAACCAAGCTATCAACCTTCTCAACCTCAAACAAATCATCAAAGCACTACACTTCATCAATCTGATAAAGATAAAATTATTACTCGTTTAGCTATTGCGAAAAGCTGTATTGAGTCTAATAAAACAATAGAAGATGCTAATAAATGGTTAAATTGGGTGTATGATGATTACAGAGGATGATGTAGAAAAGGCCGTACACAAGTTAATAGATGGAGCAGAAAAAATAGCTGTTGCTAAAGCTGATTTAATTTATGCTGAAGAATACAAAAAAAGTATTAAAGCAATGATTATGAAGGATGGCAGGTTGGGAAATATGCCTATCTCTGCTCAAGAACGGGAAGCTGTAGCAAGTGCAGAATACAGAAAGCAATTAGAAAAAATTAGAGATTGTACTTTAAAATATGAAAAACTTAGAGCAGAGAGAGTTGGATTAGAAGCAATGATTGAGTTTTGGAGATCACGAAGTGCTAACGAAAGAGCTGTGAAGTTGTGAGAGAGAAATGCGAAGTGTGCAAAACTATGGATGGGGATGTATACGAAAACAATATTTTGTATTGTTGTGATTGTTATTGGAAGGAGGTGTTATCTGAAGAGACTTCACTTCCTTCTAAAAAATTTCGTGGCTGCTCTAACACCAAAACTAGAGGCAACGATTACACCTAAACTGTACTGATACCATTCAGGCATTTGTTCTAATACTGAAAAACCATTTAATACTACTAACTCCATGTTAGGAACGAAGGCAAGGATCAAGGGTATAGAAAACAAAATTACTAAATACTCATCTTTCCATGAGTTTCTTGCCCCACGTATAGCTTCTAAATCCCAGTCTATTTCACCAGTAGCATGTTTCTCCATGATAGTAGCTCTTGCTTTAGCTTCTGCTACTTTTACTTCTGTGTTAGCTTTAGCTCTTTCTAATCTACCTTGTAGAAAAGTTCCAGCTAAGTTTGCTATTGGACCTATTAATCCACCAATCATTTAACTGCCTTTACCTAATTGATTAAACTTAACACCCATACTAATAACGCAATGACTTTCATAACTCGAATGAAACTCTACGATTGTATATGTGCCAGTTTTTAAGTTGGCATAAATTTTAAGGGGTATAAAAACTGGTTTTTCCGCTAGCCCATCTTCCGTTCTAACTTTAGTTCCTTGAACAGCTTTGTATAAAAGTATTTCTTTTTTACTTTTAATGGTATCTAAAACATCCTTTACGTTTGTGCAAAGAACAGGCTTGTCATTCCATTCAGCAGTGTAAGCATGAAATGGAAAAAGAAAAAATACTACAATTAATAAGTATTTCATTTTTTCTTACCAATGTTTGCAAATCCAAAATAAGCACCTACTAACCCACTAAGAGATAAATAAATAGTAACAATAATTCCTTCTGCTGGTTTTATATGATTAGGAAACGCAATGACCAATATAGTTACCATTGCCATTATAAATAAAGCGGACCAGGCCATATACCGCCTGTTTTTTTGCCATTTTTCTTTATTAGGTACTTCCATTATTCATTTCCTGTTAACATAATTTGAGAAAGCATTTCTGCCCTGCGACCAACTTGACTAGCCCATTTAGAATCCATCATTTCATCTGATGCTTCTACCCATCGTTTGTTTTTTAGTGCTTCTAAAGTATTTTTAAATTTTAACAAACCATAAATGCCTAAGTTAAAACCCATCGAAATTAACGCTCTTTGTCGGGGAGGATCTAACTCTCGCCACCAATCCAGTTTTTCATCTAATTGGTCCACAATCCTTTGTATATCATTTTTTAAAAGGATCATTGCTTCTTCACCTGATATTCCTACATCATCCAGGTTACGACCTACTCCAATAGTTATTTTACCAACGGTATCTTTGTATGCTTTCAACTCCATACCTTCATGGTCAATAAGTTGTTCTATAAGTGTTGAAGTAATATCAATCTGACTCATGTGATGCCTTTAATATACTTTGTGGTCTAATACCAAACTCTGCTGGTCTTTCATCTTTTTCCCATTTTTGAGATATATGATTATATTCCCAAACAATAGCGTGTTCTGTTTGCGTATGTGACCCTAATCTTTGGGTAACACACATTTTTCTATTCGGCTCTTCCATTGTCCTTTCCTAAAGCCAAAAAAGCAGTTTCTACATATCCTATAATATCATCCCATGAATCCCTGTGTTCAGGGCTTTCCACAAGACGAGATACTTTTACTAAAATCATGTAAAGAATATGACGAACAATATCGTCTGGACACTCATCTAAAACTTTTACTAAATGAGCAATCCTTTTGAAGTTTTTTTGTGGATGTCCGTATACTTCACCACGTTGTCTTACAATATCATTCAAAAAACTCGAACCTGTCAATTTGGGCTATGTTAAAATGAATTTCTTTTTTTAATGTCCTTATTGTTATCCATTGATCTCCAATAATAGGTGATCCAATAATTTCATATTCCAGGTTTTCCTCACCTTGCCATATCTTGAACGTATAGGTCACTTCGCCTCTACCCTCTATTTTATGCAACATTAATGATTTCTCCACGAAATTCAACAATATTATCACCTAAGACATGGATTATTTCAGGCCATAACAATTTTTTATCAACAAACGTCAGTAAAACAAACCCCGACCTCCAGGATCTGGGATTATCTTCCATGTAATTGTTAAATTGTTCTCCATATACATCTGCTAAAGTGCCTGTATCAACTCCAAATCGAGTTCCATTATAATCAGAATAGGGCTGAACCTTTAGACTATGAAGATGGCCTGTAACAATATTTTTTCCTGAGTTTACTGTGTTGTTATGACTAGCGTGAATACCACCTTTCCAACGGTGTTTTATAACGGTATTTTCGTTAAGCCACAAAGACCAACACGGTTGCCATTCAGGAAAATGATCCGACAAATGAAAACCATGTAATCTAGCATACTCAGGTGCTACATTAGCTAGTCTATTTTCAAATCTTGCGTCATGGTTTCCTAATGTCCAATATTTTGTTGCTTGTGGTGCAGCAGCTTCAATTTCTGCCAAGCGTTCTTTACAAGTTTCTATTTCATCAACTAAAGATGGTTTGTGTTCCCAACCTATAGAAGCGTGTCTGCTTATAGTTGCTCCATCTAAAAAATCACCGTTAGCAACAATAATTTTTGGTTTTAGCTTATTTGCAAAATACACAAATGCTTTATGTGCAGTTGATATTTTATGAGGCCAGTAATGAGCATCCGATCCTACTAAAACACTTCCATTTGGAACATTTTGTTCTAAACGACCATGAACATTGCTTTCTAGGTATCGTTTTTCATCAGGGCTTTTAATTTTAATTTCTAATTTTTTTTCTAATCGTGCTCGTCTTAAAAAAACATTGCGAACACTTATGTTTATTGATTTGGCGAGTCCTGTAGCTCCTAGTGCTTCAAACTCTTTAATAAATTCATTATCAGATAGTTCAGATATGGGCATATTTACCTCATTTAATTATTACCAATCTTTCCCAGGCGTATCCTGTTGTAACACTGTGGATGCTGCCAGTATTTTTATCCAGGTAAATCATATCCCAATCACCGTTGTTTTTATAATTTATGGTTAATACAGAACCATTATGTGTAATACCTTTAGAGCTATTTTCTTCTTGTGTCCAGTTATTTCCTGTTGCTGGTACACAAAACGTATGTGGTTTATGTTTAGGTGTAATTAAAAATGACCATCTTTTGTTTGTATTTGCCGTAATAACAATTAACAAACCGTCATCAACACCTTGCTCTGTAACAACTTCACCATACGTGTTGTGCAAAGTTTCTAATATTAAACTACGTTCCCCACATAAAACACCTTGCGATTTTGCTAGGTTAGGGTATGCAGCAACTATAAGAACAGTTATCCATGCAAATATTAAAAATGCTGTTATCTTGTTCATGCTAATTCAAACCATCCTGTTGCGATATATTTTTCTTCATTCAGTGCTGGCACACCTCTGTGTGTATGTGTCCATTCGCTAGGCCAAATAACAGTTAATCCTTTTTTGGGCACTATAGCTGTTTTTTGTAAAAGAAACTGTGTTTCTCCACCTTCCTTAACATCATTTAAATATGTCATAAATGCTAACACTCTTGCATTTGTTTTTGACATATCGGACATTCTTTCACAATGCCATGTTTTATATCCACCACCTTTAGGATATTTTTGTATATTAAATTCATTTGCTAATCGAAATTTGATACTATTTAAATTAGGGAATAATTCTGCATAACCATTAATACATTGTTGTAAAGAGCTAATGTAATCACTTATTATTGTATGTTCACAATAAATAGGAATTGTTTTATCCCATGAGTCCTTTATATCTTTATTAACTTTTGTAGTAGTTTTTCCTTCTCTTGCAATAAAATATGTATCGTCATTAAAAAAATCTATTAAATCGTTACAAACTTTTTCATTTATAGTTTTGTAGCCAATAAAAGAATTTGGCACATCTAAAAGTTTCAATTTTTGAATTTGTCTTTTGCTTTTTTATAAGTGCTTTGTGCAAGAACTTTTGTAACGAAGTCTGCTTTATTAGATGGAATGTCATCTGTAAAAGTCTCATCAGCAATAAATTTATCTGTCCATTCTACGTGCATTTTTTTCCATGCTCTATTTTGCTCACCTCTAACAGCTAATTCAACCCATGTTTTTATATCCTCAATATCATTTTTTAATATTTTTTGGTCATCATCAGAAAAGGTTATTTTAATTGTATGTGCCATTATTCACCACCTGCATCTGCATATGCTTTTTCTCTTGCTGCTCTGTCTTTATAATCACTACGTTCTGTGACAAGTTTTATGAACTTGCTTTTGTCAGAAGGTATACCATCAGTAAAAGAATCATCATTTGTTAATTTAACAGACCACTCTTTCTGCATACGTTTCCAGCAATTATTTATTTTTTCAGTTGTTTCTTTTGTAATCCAAGCATCAATGTCAGGCAAATGATTGAGCAATATTTTTTCTTCAGTATCATTTAATTCTATTGTTACAGTTAAATCAGCCATTCTTTTCTCCTATGCTAATAAGTAGGCACAAAACCATCCATCTTGATTTGTTCGGTCATTGGCACCTCCGTCTACTTGTGCAGTTCCGCCATTTTGAAAAAACTTTAATACTGCTGTATCTGAAGCATCCATATCAACAGTTACATCCAGATTAAAAGCAAAAAAATCTGGGTCGTTTATTCCCCAACTTTTAATATCATTCAGTGCTCTATACGTGCAATTAGATGTTACTAATTTTAAGTTATAAAAATTTGCACCATTATCTAAAAATTCAACTCTATACTGGCAGTTGAACATATATTTTCCAGTTACTGGAGCAGTAAAAGTTTTATTAGAAGTATCAAAATCTGAATTTAAATCCCACACTTCTGTATCATAATTGATGGTAAGGTCTGAACCAGTTGCAATGTTGTTTTGTGTTGTTCCAACATAAGCATGAAAGCATGGTTGCAAGGGCTTTGTCATAATTCCATCAGCGTCAATTTTAACCACTTCTGTACCAGCGGTGTCCATTCTAATTATGTTTTCATCAGAGCTTTCTTCAACTTGGATTTTAGTATTGGCATCTGCGTCTGAAATAGACGTTCCACCACCACCTCCACTAGCTTCTTTAATTAACCCAGAGCTTCTTCCTAAATTATCTGTTATTTTTCCTGACATAGTTTTTTACCTTGTTTGATCTAAGTATGAAACAGTAATGTCTACGTTTCCTGATGATGCTAACGCAGCACAAAGATGATCTTCATCTTCTAAAACGAATCTGTCGTTGAACACAAAGGTTTCATTTGCACCTATGGCTTGGTCAGAAAGCAGTTCATAGTCAGTGCCACCACCTCCATCATCTATATATAAATCTACTGTTTCTGCTGCTCCTGCTGTTTCTGTTATGATGACGCTTAAAATAGTATAGGTGTGGCCATTAACACCATTCAACAGAACACTTTCAGAGTTTGTTACTCCAGCATTTAACGATACTTTTAATAATTCACTTGCCATTTTTTTCTCCTAAATTAAAAACCCATGACTAAAGATTTTCCTGTGGTTGATAAGCCTTGCACAAAATTTTCTCTTGTCATTTTTTTGAGGGCGGTACTTGCACTTGTATCTGAAATCAGTATCAGGTCATCCTGTGCTATTACTGTTTCTGCGGAAAACCCTGTTACGGCTGTGTTGTCCAAGTGTTCTTCGCTGATGGCATCGTCAGCAATTTTCGTAGCATCCACCGCATCGGCTGCTAGTTGATCTGTGTCAACTCCAGAGTTCTTTATGCTTACAGTACCACTTGATGTACTGAAAAAAGTCGATGAAAACTGTGCACGACCTTTTGCACTTGTTGAAGCATCAGTAAAGTCTGCTTCTATTAATGTTTGTACTCTACTTAAAGCGGATTTTCTGTTTGTTCCACCAGCACCATTATCTACGATTATTAAATCTGAGGAAGTGAGATCCTCTCCTATATCTGTTCCACCATCAATATTTAACGCACTTAAAGATACTTTGTTTGCAGTTCCAATAGTACCAAGTTTAGTATCGGCTATGGAGTTGACTGCTATAGTAATATTACCAGAACTAGTTACTGGTGTTGATCCTATAGTAAACTCCGAATCGCCACCATCAGTTAATCCAACAGAGGTTACTGTTCCAGTATTTGAAGGCGTAACTTTTGTAAATGAAATTGTATCAGAACCTAATGAAGCAGTATTATTCGTAGTGCATAACCATATGGTGTTATCGTTAGTGCTACCTTGATTGACGATTACAATTTGACCCGATATATTGTCAATTTCCGAATATTCTGACGCTCTTGAAGCAGCCCCACTACTTACAACCGTATAGATACCATTTTCTGAACCAGTTGCCTGATTTTTGCAAAGTACGTTATCACCTGTAGAAAGTGTCACTCCATCCAGCGTATCTCCATTTTCTAAACCATTTGATAAATTAACATTTGCAGTTGATGCAGCTTCTACAACTATTCGTGTGCGTAATCCAGCAATAGCATTGTTCATATCTGTTGTAGAGGCTTTTGAGTCTAGCTGTGTTTGAATAGATGAACTGACACCATCAAGGTGAGCTAATTCTGTGCTTGTAACTGCACTTACTGAAACATCACCAGAGCCATCACTCACTAATGCTCTTGATGCGGTGAGATTTTCCATTTTAGAAAACTCAATCGCTGCACCAGAGTTTACATCGGCATTAACAATGACTCCACTACCTATAGCTGTAGTACCAGAAGAGTTTATAGTTACGTCACCTGAGACGGCTGTAGGATTAAAATTTGTTCCATCAGCGATTAACAAATGTCCAGAAGTGTTTGTACCCATAAATAGGTCATCACCTGAAACTGTAAGATCACCAGACAAAGTGACGTTTCCATTGGATGCTATGGTGATTGCTTCAGGGGTTGTAGCGTTTCCTATTGTACCACCATCTTTAATTTTTATATCGTCTGCAACAGTAAGTAGACCCGCTGAACTCAAGGACATTTTTTCTGTTGCAGTTTCAGATGCACCAGTTTTAAAACTTAATTTAGTTGCGTTGTTATCGGCTGCAAAGTCACCTTCTGATATTGCAGCAATTCCAGCCGCTACTAAACGTGAGTCTGTTCCTGTGCCTTCGTCTGGTGCTTGGAAATCTATTTGTCCAATAACATCATCGGCTGCTATATCTGTTTCTCCACTTTGTAGGGTAACAATAACAGGGTTATTATCGCTTGTTCCTGTGTGTTTGATTTGCAAACCTTCGTTATGAACATGGGTAACTGTTACATCCTGGTCATCACCAAAACTTAATACTGCACCATCGGAATCTAATGTAAGATCGTCTGCTATTGTTACGTCACCACCAGAAGTAATATTTCCAGCAACAGCGAGTGTAGAATTAGCAACAGTTGAATTAGGAGTAACAGTTAGATGCGTTACATAACTACCAGCACTTGCTATATCGTTACCTAGTGTAAGCGTTCCGCCATCTGCAATATTTAACTTCCATTCGTCTCCTGCATCATCTCCTTGGTCGGCCTTTAAAACAATACCTAGTGCAGCACCTTCTACGTTAGCTGCTATTTCTAAACTATCATTAGTTGTCTCGTCATACTGAATAGTAACGTCTTGGTCTGAACCTAACTGAATTTTTTTGTCATCAGCAATATAAACGTCACCCATTTCTGCGGAAGCTGTACCTATATCTGCACCTCCACTAGCATCAGGAACTATACGTGTATCAACGGTTAAAATATCTATAGATTGTGTACCTGCATGAAACTCAGCAAGGTCAACCATTAATTCTCTTATAGCATTGTTAATTCCTGCAGGAGAACAACCCTCACTAATATCAACACTCTGTATATCGGAGTTAGATGAATTAGTAGTTGAATATTGTGATATTGTATTTTTGGCCATAATTAAAAACCTCTAAGTAAATTTTGTATGGGTTCTTGTGGTTCAGGTGTTCCTAATAATCTTGGAACAACTTTAGATGTTATAGTTGGTGTTGGTGGTGCAAATTTGCCTGTATCTCCAGCTACTTTGCTTAACAAACCTACACGAGAACGTGTCAAAGGATTTTGTGCAGCTTTAGCTGCCTGCCCAGCCGCCATTGTCGCGACTGTTCCTGCAATCGGCAATAAACTACTTCCTCCTAAAGCATAAATTCCTGCTCCCGTTCCTAAAGCAGCAGGAACACTAACACCTTTTAATTGATTGATTGTGCTACTTAAAGAAAATTGACTTAATAATTTTAATGCGTTACTTCCTGTTGTACCTTGAGTTATATCTCGCATTAATCTCTGTTCGTCTGGTGTAAATCTTTTGCGTTTTTTCGGATCCGTTAAAATATTTCTTAATGATGTTTCTAAAGATCTTGTAAAATCTTTTGCTTCATTTGCTTTATTAACAGCACCACTAATAATTTCGTTCTTTTTTAATTTTATAAAAGCATCATCAGCTTGTTTTTTTATTTTAACATACTCTCTTCTGTTTTTAAAGATAGGTCCAGGACCACCTGCTATAATGTTATCAAACTTATCTCTCATAGGTTTAACTAACTTGTGACCATCTGTTGTTTTTTCTAGACCTTTAATTGCATCTTGTATGCTTTTAATTTGACCAACACCAGCAGATTTAATACTATCATTAGAAGCAATATCATCTATTTCTTTAAATATTTTGTCTACTTTAGTTTTTGTTTGATTTGAAACTTTAGATATTTGTGAAGAAAAAGTTTCTTTTAGATTTCTTCCAGCAGCTACAAGCTCTGATTTTGGTATTCGCACATTAATGGCTTCTGCTTTGTCATATAGGTCTGTTTTAATTTTTTGTAATTGTTCTACAGCTTTAGGTTTGTTTAATCTAATTTTTCCAATGTTTTTACCAATAGTTTCTACTGTTTTGCCAACAACAGGATTTGCTATTCCTCCTGTAACAGCCCCTACAGGTGCAGCTCGTAAAGCTGCTTGTGTACGTGTCTCTCCCTCTCTAGGATCACCAGAAGCATACAGCCCACTATAAATAGCACCCTGACCAGCACCACCAGCTATTTTTGATGCGATACCTGGAGCTTGGGCTAGTTTACCTAACCCCAAACCTGGTATTGCTAGAGTTGGTACAGCACCTGTAATTCTAGCAGCTATATTGGATTTAGGAAATTGTGTAGCAAAATCTTCTTCTTCCTTTTGTTGTTCTGCTAATACTGTTTTATAATCTTTTCCTTCTAACAAAGATTGTTCTAAGGCTTCAAGTTCCTCACCATAACCAAAAACCATAGCGTCAAAAAAAGCATCTTTAAGTTTGTTTAAATAGTCGTAATCAACCTTACCATCAGGAGCTACAGTATCTTTTATGTTTTTAAAAATATTTTCTAGCCTTTGCCCCATGCCTGGTTTGTCTGGTATTTCTTTTGTAGTTTTGTCATCAAAGGAATCCATAAAGGCTAATTCTTCATCATTAGGAGTATCCCCCTCTATTTCCATTTCTTGGATACCTTGTGTTTTAGTTTGAAATTTTATAGTTGGCATTATTCTTTCACCCATACCCCATTTTTTAGAACCCAATTTTTTTGTTCCGATTTGGTATTAGACTCATTACCTTCTTCAGAAGTATTATCACGACCAATAAATGTTCTTGATTTTATTGGAAATGGTTTTGTTAGATCAATGGTATTATCTGAGTTAGGTGTAGCTTTTCCATATATTTCTTTATACATAACATACATACTGTTTAACTCTGAGGTTACTTGGTCATAAAATTGCACTAACTCCTGATATATAATTTCAGGCTCAGTACCTTGTTCTATTGATGCACGGGAGTTTTTCAATAAATCCAATTCAATATTACTTACGTTACCTAAAGCACCGCCAGTTGGACTGCTTTTCCTCATTGTTTGTAAAGCACCAAAAGCAGAAGAAGCGTAAATAGTTTTTATATATTGTTTTAATCTAAATGCTGGTTTGCCTGGAATTTGAGCTAATATTTTACCTGTAAATCCAGCAACAAATTTTTTGTCATTTAATACATCTAAAGCATTACTAATAGCTCTAGTAACTACAAGCATTTGTTGAGAATGTGCTTTTAAACCACTTTTTACTTTTGGTTTGTCTATTTTTTGTTGTGTAATTTCTCTAGCGGATACCTTTGCCTTTTCAACGGAACCTGCTTCTTGTGTAGGATAAGTTGCATCTTTTCTTATTCGGTAAATTTCTTGTCCAGTTCTACTGTCGTAAAAAATTATGTGAGTACCATCATCGACAACTTTAGAGCCACGTTTTATCAAATTACGAAAAGTGTCTATTTCTTTTTGGGGTGCACCCTTTTCTATTAATTGCTGTAAAAAATTATAATTTTCTATTGCAGATGTTTGTTTTCCAGCCCTTCCTGCTATAGTAGCCTGTGCAGCATCCCTATCAGCGATACCTTTTAATGCACCAGCTAAACCTCTTAAATTAGGGTTAGTTGTAGTACTTAAAGCTCCAGCTAATGCTGCGGTTGCAGTAGGACTTCCTAAAGCTCCAAGCAAACCTTGTCCTTGTGGACCTCTTGCCATATCCATACCTTTTTGCAACAAAGACATTTGTTTGTTACCTGCTTGGTCTACAGGCAAAAGTGAAGATGGTCTAAAAGCACTTGTTCTTGCAAACCCACCTGGATTAGCAAATTGATTAGCAGGTGTTGTTAAGGGAGCAGGAGGCATACGCAATCTTCTATAAAATGATTGTACCATTAGAATAACCCTCCTAAACCACCAGCAAGTCCACCTAAGACTGGTGCAATAGATGAACCTGGTAATAACCGTTGTCCAAGATTAGCTCCACTAAGACCACCAAAGATTAAATCACTTATTGGTGTTTTGGGTACTTCTTGCCGTGTTTGTCCAAATGTACCACCCCTGATTGCAGACAAATAATCTGCAAGTTTTTGTGATGGTATTTGTTGTTGGAACTCAAACCTTCGTATTTGATCTTGAAGTTCTGCAGCTTGTTGTGCTTCTCTTGCTGCACCAACTTGACCAAGCCTTGCTAAATCTGCAAAGTCTAAATCAGCCATAGCAGGTGCTTGGGCTGCTGCTTGTTGTTGCCTTGCTCTTTCTGCTCCGTATTGATTAAAAGCAATGTTACCTGCAAGGTCTGCTAAGTTACGAGATAAAATATCTGTTTCCGCACCTGAACCTAATCGACCAGCTCTGCTCATTTGACTTAATACTCTATCTTCTACAGCACGAGCTGCAGGGTCAAAGACCGCGTTAAAGAAAGGATTAGGACCAAGAAAGTCTCCAGCTAAAACTGAGCTTGTATAATCTTGTGCTTGTTGTGTTAACGGAGAACCAGCTAACGCACGTTCTCTTTGTGCTGATAATGCTAATTGTGTTTCAGGAGATTGTGCAACAACAGTTGATGCTGGAAAAAACTCTGTTGGTGTTTCAAATACATTTAGTGCTTCGTCTAGTCCACGTTTAAAAAACGGCTCTGCAAATGCAGGTACATTAGTTGTGGTGTTAACTGTGCGTGTTCCGCCCTTACTCATCTTTTATCTCCTTAGACAATAATACGGCTTTGTGTTTATAATTTTTCAATTTTTTTATCCATCCTTTACGACCTATAATTTCTACTTTTTTACAGCCGTAATTTTCTTTACCCCATTTAGCAATAAATGGTTCGGCAGCTAATAATTCATCCATGTTACCAGCAGCTAACCAAAACCGAATACTTCTACCAGCAGGG